ACACGGACACTTCCCCTAATTTGTCCGTCCCACACGGACACTCACAGACACAGATGTCCACTGTACGCAGACAACGGACAAAATATTAGTGCAATATACACAACTATCACTGGAAATATATCCAATAATTGTGCATATTGCACTATGAAAATCAGTTATTTTGGAACATTATGGTCTTGTGTCCGTGTATGGGAAACACATACAGGGGTGATGTTTTCGAACATGTGTTCTATGAACAATATGGACTTTGAATAAATCTAAATAATGATATATAATAATGTTATCAAATGAAAGAGAGGTGAACAGATGTCAGACTACGAAGAAAGCTACAAAAATTATCTTGCATGGCTCACACCTCGTGAGCTATTGCAAGAGTACAAGTTTATGCGGTTCCCGTGGCGTTATCGGGAACGAAAATGGATCAAAGAAGAAATAGAAAGTAGGTGTGTGTACTAATGTTGGATGCAATTTTGTGGTTTGGTTTTGGAGCTATATTAATTTTTCCGTATGGAGTTTGGTGTGGGGCAAAATGGTCAGGAGGATATAAGAAATGAAAAATTATTGTGATATATGTTTTATATGTAATGATACTGAATATTGTCATTTATGTAACCAGTCAGAGATTTGTTCCGAATTTAAAAAGTGTTTTGATCATAAGCCTTATATAATGTGGGGAGCAATGGCAAGTTTTGACGATATTCTGAGATGTGTTGAGAAATGGAGGTTATACAATGAGCAGACCGTTAAACAGTAAGAAATCATGGTATAAGGTTTACATCAAAGAATTAAATACACCAAATATAATGAAAAGTCAGTGTAAATACAAATGTGATTATCTATTAGTACAGGCATACACAGGAGCAGTTGCAATGGCGATCGTACAGGATTACGTTGTAGAGTTTGAAGAAAATTTTCGTCCCGTATATTACAACAAATTGGAGGGAGGTGTTCCGATTGACAACAAAAAAGTCTTATTTGAAGAAGAGTAAACCGCAAGGTCTCATAAGAACGAAAGACGATTACACCCCACTTGCTCTTGAGTTAACATGGGACATGAAAGACGTGAGAAAAGAGTATTCCCGACTCAGATCAATCTGGCGTAAACGTTATGAGAGGTTGTTAAAATCTGATTATTCAGATATTAACCTTGTAAAGGATCGACCTATTCAGCGTTATAAACAGTTGAAAGATATTACAAGTGATAGAGAAATCTATCACTTGTTGTCTGAACTTGCAACTATAATAGCATCAGATCGAACAACAGTTACAGGCTTGAAAAAACGGGAAAAAGAACAGATGCAACATATTAATGATGTGTATGGAACAGAGCTAAAAACGCATGAGGATTTATTGAATTTTGGGCGTTTTATGGAGCAACTTCGAGATTTTGCATCAGATAGAATATATGATTCTGATTTTGCTGTAGAGTTGTATTCAGATGGTGAAAAACTGAGTACAGGGAAAATGCTCGATCTGTACAAGGAATTTTTGAAAACTGGATCACGAAACATCGAAAAATTGAAATCTGGTATCGCAAAGAAAGAAAAAGCGAAACGCCAGAAAAGGAAAGCAGGTAAACGCAAACGCAGGAGGTAAACATGGATAATCTGTATACAGTTAATACATATAACTATAATAGAATACAGAATTTACCATGCTTACATGATACCAGATCAAATAGAGGTTCTAAAAAAGCAAAGGGCTATAAAAATTGTATATGTGCTTTTGATATCGAAACAACTAGGTTGGAAGATATCGAGCAATCAATAATGTATATATGGCAGTTTTCAATTCTCTTTCTTGACGATTTGAATATAGACACTATAATAGGCAGAACTTGGACAGAATTTGAGCTTTTTCTGGATCAGCTTATGAATGACGATAATTATGCATATTACATGGTTTTTGTTCATAATTTGTCATATGAATTTCAGTTTTTGCGTGGTATATATACATTTTCACCGGACGAAGTTTTTGCAATTAAATCACGAAAAATTTTGAAATGCGAAATGTTAAAGCGTTTCGAGTTTCGGTGCTCATATTTACAGACAAATATGTCATTAAATACGTTTACGTCAAAAATGAAAGTAGAGCATCGGAAACTATCTGGCGAAAAATTTAACTATGCGAAAAAACGTTTTCCGTGGACAGAACTAGACGATTATGAATTGCAGTATTCTTGTAATGACACGATTGGTCTTGTCGAAGCAATGTATAAGCGAATGATTCTGGTGAATGATAATCTATATACATTGCCTTTAACTTCTACCGGTTATGTGCGTCGTGAAACGAAAAAGGCTATGTACGGATGGTCGAGAAAACATAGAGATATATTTTCTACTATTGACGTTTTCGATTTATTAGAAGAAGCGTTCCGTGGTGGAGATACTCACGCTAATCGTTATTACTCAGGAACAGTGATACGTGCAGACGGAAAAAAGATTCTAGGAATCGGCTCATATGATAGATCATCCTCATATCCAGATGTTGTAGAGAATTGTGTTTTTCCGATGACACGGTTTGTTTTTATTGGCTCAATAACTGAGAATGACATAGAGAAGAAACTTGATAGAGGAAAAGCATTATTATTCCGATGCAAAATTACAGGTCTCGAACAGATTGATAAATACTACGGAGCACCTTATATATCATACTCAAAATGTAGAAATGTTTCACGTGAAACATTGGACAATGGTCGTATTTTAAGCGCTGAATATATTGAAACGACATTAACTGACATTGATTATGAGATTATGAAACGTGAATATAAATGGGAACACTTTGAAATAACAGAGTGTTACGAAAGCAAATACGGAGCATTGCCAGAACCGTTGAAAAACATTTTCCGTAAATATTATACGGACAAAACAGAATTAAAAGGTATAGTCGAGCAAGAACTTTTTTACAACCTACAAAAGGCGTTGCTTAATGCTGGGTATGGAATGATGGTTCAATCCCCGGTGAAAAAATCATTAATATTTACAGAATCCGAAGAAAACACATATACAGTTGACGAAAATGTTTCACGTGAAACATTACTCGAAAAATATAATCGAACTGCATTTCTTCCTTACCAGTGGGGAGTGTGGGTAACAGCATGGGCACGCCTGCGATTAAAAGAGGGAATTAATATAGTTGGAGATCGTTATTTATACAGTGATACCGATTCAGTGAAATATGTAAAAGTTTCAGGTGATGAGATAGACAAGCGTTTTAAAGAATATAACAAACAGCGAAAAGATCAAAGTATATTGAATAAAGCATATGCAACCGATAAACACAGTGTAACTCACTATATGGGAGTATTTGAATATGAGGGCACATATACAGAATTTTCAACTTTAGGAGCTAAAAAATATGTATACCGAACAGATAACGGAATATTACACGCAACTATTGCAGGAGTCAATAAAAAGAAAGCCCCGTCAGAGTTGGAGGAAAACGGAGGTATAGATGCTTTTCGTATAGGGTTTACGTTTTCAAAATCTGGGGGGACTGAAAGTGTATATAATGATACAGCATACGGAGACTATATTATTGACGGACATACATTACACATAACACAGAACGTAGTTATCAGACCGTCAACCTACACAATAGGAATAACAGATGAGTACCGTAGGATTTTGGCAGACGCAAGAACGTTAAAAGAATTTAAGGAAACATTTGACAAGAATTAATATTAGTGATATAATAATTCATGTAACAGAGATAATATAAGGAGGTGAGAACATGAAAATTACAAGAGAGTTAACAGTTAACAAAATCAATGTTATCTGCTACGATCCAGAAAACAAATGTGAGATTACAAAAGAGTTAGTATTAGTTGGAAATTTCACAGACGATCAGATCAGCAAAGAGATCAAAAAAAGAAATTTAGGAATCGTTATCGACTGGGAGCGAAACGAGGAAGAAACTAAAATCTATGGTATGGATGCAGAATTATTCTTAAAACACGCAACATTTACAAAATCATCAAGAGAAAAGGAGAATTAAATCATGGCAAAGAAACAGTATACTATTATTGAATCATCAGGAAATATTGACGCATATTCAGAGTACGATCTCATAGAATCGCCGGCAATCGTCTCATTAAAAAACGTAGAAAACAAAGGACTTATCTGTGTCGGTGCGTGGGTGAAATATCTCACAACTGATAACATCGGAAATGAGATCACCTGTATTTCAGTTCAGGATGCAAACACAGGAGAGACATTTTCCGGTCAGTCAGCAACTTTCCGTGAATCATTCGAGAATATTGTTGATCGTGTATCTGACATGGAAGAAGTACCGGAAATGTTTTTCATCGAGGTTCTTCACCGAACATCAAAATCAGGTCGTGACTATATTAACTGTGCGCTTGTTTCCCCAGATCGTGCGTTAGCCCGTATGGGATATCCTGAAAAGAATATTCCTATGCCAGAGCCACAGAAATAATATGTTATCATTATACGAAAACAGTGGGTATCTATCGATACCCGCTGTTTTAGGATACGGGCAAAAGTTCAATTATATCTGGGGCGGACGAGGTACGGGGAAAACCTACGGCGGCCTTAAATATTGTATCGAACACAATAAAATTTTTGTATACATGAGATCACTACAAGCGCAGATTGATACAATAAAAATTCCAGAGCTGTCACCTTTTAAGAAACTTAATAAAGACATGGGATGGTCAATCTATCCGAAAACAATCGGAAAAAATGTCGCAGGATTCTATAACACCTATACAGATGATAATGGCAAACTGGTGTACACAGGCACAATTTTAGGTTACGCTATCGCACTTAACACTTTCGCAAATTTACGTGGTTTCGATGCATCTGACGTGGAGGTTGGAATATATGACGAGTTCATTCCTGAGAAACGAGAACGCAAAGTCGAAAATGCAGGTTATGCGTTTAAAAACGCATACGAAACCATGAATAGAAACCGAGAACTAGACGGAGAAACACCGATTCAGTTCCTACTCTTTTCAAACTCTGAAAATTTATCCTGTAATATGTTCATCGAGAACAACTTAATGGAAAAAGTATCTGCGATGGACATCAGAAAGCAATCAGTGTCAATCATGCAGGAGCGGGGGATCGGACTTTTTAATCTATTCGATTCGCCAATTTCAGAACGAAAAAAAGAAACCGCACTTTATAAAATGTCAGGTGCAGATTCCAATTTCAATCGCATGGCACTCGGCAATGAGTTTTATTCCGCAGATTATACAGGGATCAAACCAACCAACATAAAAGAACTGATCCCATTATGCCGTATGGATTCCATTACAATATACGAACGAAAAAACAAAAACACAATATACGTAACACGGCATCACTCAGGAAACCCACCCACTTACACACAGTCTGACAAGGATATCAAAGCGTTCCGTAGGGACTTCATATACCTATGGGATATGTACCTTTCCAACAAAATCATCTTTGAGGATATCACATCAAAATCACTATTTGAAAATTATTTTAAGGACAAGTATTGACTTGTCCTTTTTTATTTGCTATAATCTGTCATAGAAAGACAAGTGTTCGTGGCACACGTACAACACGTTGGGAGCGTGGGATCATAATGATCCAATGTGCATGAGTATGTACAACTCAAGAATTTGTAGCACTTAATCTTTCGTCACATATGCAGAGTGTCACAGCCTGCATATGTTTTGTTTCACGTGAAACATGGTTCTCACCTTTCTTCCAATGTTTCACGTGAAACATATTATATGTTGTGCTAACTATAATTACGGTTAATGGAGGTGAAATATGGACGTTAACTCGCTATCAACTCTTATCAGTAACATCGGTGTTCCTTGCGCTTGTCTAATCGCCACTTTCTACTTATGGCAGAAAGAAACCGAAGCACACAAGGAAGAAATGAAAAATATGACAGATGCACTCAACAACAACACACAGGCACTCACAAAACTCACCGAACACATCACAGGGAGTGATAAAGAATGACGATCAATTATAATAAAAATATCAGAGGTGTGTACATCGTCACAACGAACACAGAGCCTCTGATGATCAGGGCAGAGCCTAGTACAGACGGAACAGTTATCGCAGAAATGCCAAAAAACACAAAATGTATCTGTCTAGGATGCTATTCTGGAAACTGGTATGCAGTCACTTACGAGCATGACGGTATCATTTCCACAGGCTTTTCACATAAAAATTATCTCAGGAGGGATTACAAAATATGACATTAGACAACTTAATCACACTTATTTCAGCGGGATTCACAAAAGACGAAATCCTCACAATGTCAGGTACAGCAACCCAGCGTGCCCCACAGCCACAGCCCCAGCCACAGCCCCAGCCACAGCCCCAGCCACAGCCACAGCCACAGCCACAGCCACAGCCACAGTTCTATCCACAGAACTATCAGCAGTCACAGACACCAGTGCAGGGTGTACAGGGATATGCACAGCAGTTTCCACAGCCACAGCCACAGGCACAGGCATATCCGCAGACACAGCAGATTCAGCAGATCAGTGAACAGAATGATGTTCTGAATGCTCTGAAAAGTCTCACAAGTGCGGTACAGAGTAACAACGTTAATCTGATGCAGAACACAGTTCCCAAACAGGTTACAACAGAAGATGCTATAGCAAGCATTATCAATCCACCAAACTATGATGGATTGACAGGGGGTGAAAAATAATGGCGAATACATTAAGTTTCGATCAGATCAGCACAGTGCTGAATGATATCGTTAAACAGGCCACAGGCGTTGAAACTATGAAAGCAACGGACACAAGCTCGTTCGTAGCACAGGCACAGACAGCGTTACTTGTGGGTAATGACAGGATTATGAACAGCATTTCTCAGGTATTAGACAGGACGATCTTTTCTGTACGACCTTACAATGCTAAATTTAAGGGGCTGAGAAGAACTACACAACAGTGGGGAAACCATGTGCGTAAGTTAGGGATGCTGGACGATGATTGGGAAAACGATCAGAGACAGCCACTTGATGATGATACCGCAGTTGATATGTACAAAATCAAAAAAGGTAAAGTTTTACAGACCAATTTCTACGGCGGTCAGGTATTCCAGAGACACAGGACGTATTTCAGAGATCAGTTGGATCAGGCGTTCCGTAATCCTGATGAGTTCGGGCAGTTTATTTCCATGTATACTCAGAACACGATGGATATGATCGAACAGGCACATGAGAGCATGGCAAGAGCGTGCGTTGCAAACTATATCGGAGCTAAAAACATCTGGCAGGCAAGCGTTACGGCATCAACAGTGGGATATACGGGAGAGCACGTTGTTAAGTTGTTAACCATGTACAATACTGAGAACGGAACAAAGTTAACCGCCGAGGATGTAAGAAAAGCGGAGAATTTCCCGAGTTTTTATAAGTGGGCTTGTGCGAAAATCATGACTTACATGGACTTTTTCACAGAGAGAACAACTCGATTCCATGCGAATATCACGGGAAAAGAGATTGCAAGACATACTCCTTTACAGATGCAGAACATCATGATTTTCAGCCCAGATTTGCATACTGCCGATACTACGGTTCTGAGTAACACGTTTCATGACCAGTATTTGAAGATTGCCACAAATGAAAAGGTTAATTTCTGGCAGACACTTGAGAGTCCGATGAATATTAATGTTACGCCTAGCGTTATGACCCCGGATGGAAGTGTTGAAAAAGGTGAAGCTCAGGTGATGAGCAATATTTTTGCAGTACTGTTTGACGAGGAGGCTATGGGGCTCACTACGATCAACCAGTGGAGTAGCACAACGCCATTCAATAGTGCTGGGGGTTACTGGAATATCTACTATCATTTCACAGATCGTTACTGGAATGATCTTACAGAGAATGGACTTGTTTTTGTTCTGGAATAGGAGGAAATAATAATGGCGGTAACAGTCAATTTTAAGACAGCAAGCAAAAGAGTTAATTCTACAGGAGTTGTCGGCGGTGATGTTACCGCCGTTTCCTGTAATATTAATGAGCCTTGTTCTATTGAAAATCCACAAATCATTCTGAGAAATGGGGGTTCTGCTCCGTCTTGGAATTACTGTGAAATCAGTGAATTTGGAAGATCATACTGGGTGGAGGACTGGGAGTACAGAAACAACACATGGATTGCACATTGCGTTGTGGATGTGCTGGCAACGTACCGTGATACAATACAGGCAAGTAATTTGTTTTTTATCAGAAGCTCTACGAGTTTTGATGGGGATGTGATGGACACTCTATATCCAACGTTGTCAACACCAGTTAAGAAACGGACAGTCGTTAATGATGGTTTATTTCCGGTTGCTGAGTATGGTTTAAATCAGGGGTATTTTGTTTGTGGCATTGTGGGTGAGGATGGACTTACAAATTTTTATGCTTTTATTCCAACTAATTTTGCAGATTTTTGCTCAAAGATATTTTCTACTCTTGACTGGGCGAACAACTCAGGTCAGCAGATCACAGATAGTTTGCTAAAATGTTTGTTCAATCCGTTTCAATATCTGACAAGTGTTATGTGGTTTCCTTGTGAAAATGTTGGCTCCGGAAGTACGCAGGTTTCAGAGGTTAAGTTTGGTTTTTGGTCTTGCGATGTGACTGCATTGAAGTTGGGTAATAAGCCTTTTTATAGCAGGTCTTTTGATATGCCGATTTCTCAACACCCACAGGTTTCACGTGGAACATTTTTAAATGCGTCTCCGTTTCGTAGGATTCAGTTAACTATTGACCCGTGGGGAACGTTCGATATTGACGGAGGAAAAGTTGCAAGTGCTGAGAGCGTAACAGTCAGCGAAACTATTGACTGTGTGAGCGGAATTGGTGTAATGTCAGTGAGCGCAGGAGGTGTTACTTTATATAGTGGATATGCACAAATTGGAGTTAACATACAAGTGAGTGATTTACGGGCAAACATTATTGAAAGTGGAAGTAATTTGCTAAGTAGTATCGGGAATTTATTTTCTGGCAATTTTTTGGGAAGTGCGTCAGGAGTTGCAAATGCAGTTGAGAGTGCGATACCCGATGTACATACCAGAGGTGTTAATGGTACGTTGTTATCAATAGCACGTATACCTTTCGTTATTGAAACATTCTATAAAATCACGGATGAAGATAGAGCAGATAATGGCAGACCTTATATGAAAAATGGCACAATGCAGGAGTTAGGCGCTGGGTATTATGTGGTTGAAAATGGTTCGATTAATGTACACGGAGCAACTCGGAACGAAAAAGAACAGATCAAACAATTCCTTGAGGGGGGTGTTTTTTATGCGTAGTTTCCCTGCAAGCAATATTTCAATGTTTGTTGCGCTTATGACAAGTGCTAATACAGGGCAGAACCCATGGGGATCTGGTGGAGCAGGGGGGATCGGTGGGTTGATGCTATCGGCTATGAGTTGGTGGATCGAAAAATGTAATGATCCTGCGGTTGGGTATTCACAAGAATATAGAAACGAGCGCACAGTTAATGGCATAACATACTATGATTGTTCATCTTTCGTGTGGTATGGTTTAGGACACGCAGGCTATGAGATCAATTTAAGTGCGTGGCCTTTTACTACCTACACCATGGGAGGAATTTTAAAAAGTTTAGGTTTTGAGGAAATTATAATAACAGACTTTGCGACTTTTGATTTTCACGTTGGTGATATTCTTGTTATTAATACTAGCGAACATCAGCACACGGAAATTGTTCATGATCTGGAAAATGGAGGGCATACCATGGGAGCACACACTTCCAAAAAACCATTACCGGATCAGGTTAGTATTAATACATTTGACATACAGAGCGGTATTCATTATACACATTGTTACCGGTGGCCTTTTTCTGGCGGTGACTGGCAGATCGGAGGAAACAGTGAATATTTCGGAAATCCCGAAGCTCCCTTGTGTGGAAATAATGAAAAAGCCATAAATAACGCAACCGTGATATATAATTATTTTAAGTCACAGGGATGGAGTGTAAACGCTATAGCGGGGCTGTGTGGAAACATACAACAGGAAAGCACTTTCAATCCTGCGTTGATTGAAATTGGAGGTACTGGACATGGGCTTGTACAGTGGACACCCCCAACTGATTTATATAATGTTCTTGACGTGCTGTTTGGAAATCATGATGATTGGTATGATGGACAAAAACAGTTGAGCGTTATTTTTGCAGAGTTTCAGCAAAGCTCTGGAATTAAAAACTGGGGTATCGAGCCACAATGGTATAGCACGAGTGCATACCCTTTAAGTTGGAGAGAGTGGAGTGTTAGTACACAGGATGCAGGTTACCTTGCACTTGCGTTTCAGGCAAATTATGAAAGACCTGCTAGTATACATCAGGAACGTGCCGGATATGCTAGAGCGTGGTTTGAATATTTTAATAAATTGTAGGAGGTGAATATATGTTTGGATGTAATACAGGTGTTGGGGCTCCTGTGATGTATAATTACATCAATCAGTATAATAGCAATATTAGCCCGAGCACGAACCATTGCAAAAATACTCAGTTGTTTTGGTATTTTCAGAGGTATTTATTACAGAAAGCTATATCTGTGATGAAATGGGATGTGCCAGACAACTGGGATAAGGATTATTTTTTGTATTGCCTGTATTGTTGGGGCACGGTTGCAATCATCAACACAGACAAGTTTGGTGTAATTCCACAGGGATGTACGCTTAAAGGGTATAACGTTTTTTACAGACCGGCACAGGCAGTAATAAGCAATCCGCTATTAAAGGGTATGATTGAACCTGTGATTGGAGAACAGTGTGTTCTTTTTAAATGCACCGCAGACTATGGTGGAATCATGGATCTTGTCGGAAGATACGCAAATGAAATGGCTATTGCCATGGAATCTCTTGACATGAACATTATGAACAGTAAACTTGCATATGTTTTCAGAGCAAGGAATAAAGCGGGAGCAGAAGCCCTGAAAAAAGTCATGGATCAGGTTATGAGGGGTGAATTAGCTGTTTTCTATGATGAGAAATTAAGAATACAGAGAGGAGATCAGACGGAGGAACCGTGGGATTATTTTGTAAATAATTTAAGACAAAACTATATTGCAGGGGATGTGTTAGATACTCTGAGAAGATTGGAAGAACTGTTTTGTACTGAGGTTGGGATCCCGTCTGCCAGATCGGACAAGAAAGAAAGAATGATATCGTCCGAAGCTGAGAGCAATGATGTCGAAACTTCAACTAGGATGGAGATGTGGTTAGACGGATGGCGGAAAAGTTGTGCAGATGTTAAGAAAATGTTTGGTGTGGATGTGAGTGTAAATTGGAGACACGATCCAAATAAGAAAAAAGTTTCACGTAAAACATCTGGGGGTGATGATGATTGAGTTTATTAACGGTTGAAGGATTATATAATTATGATAACACGTTATTTGACTGGTTTAACGTACCCGAAGGACTTGTTAAACAGATTGCTATTGATGCAATTTTAATGCGAACAAGAGAGTTAGAGATTTTATATCCTGATCTTACCTATATGAAAAATCGTATCAAAATATGGAGTAACAAGTATCAAAATAACTGGAAAAAATTATATGATACGACAGTGTTAGAATACAACCCGATCGAAAACTACGATCGTATGGAAGATTGGACAGATATAGACATCGAAAAAGGGAGCAATTTTAGAAGTAACGACATAAATAACACAGTTGGAAACGTTATCACAGAATCAGGATCAATTACGGAACAAAATACCGCTTTTAATGATGGACTTAAGGATCATGCAAAAAATATTACAAGTAATAATACAACAAATAACGGAACAGAATACACACAAGAAAATGGACAGGATTCAAGTCAAAGAGATTTAAAGCATACAAAAATTGGCAGAGCGCATGGAAACATTGGAGTTACTACTTCACAACAAATGATACAGAGCGAGCGAGATTTAGTTGTTTTCAATCTGTATGATGTGATTGCGGAAAGTTTCGTAGAAAATTTTTGTTTAATGGTTTATTAGGGAGGTGTATTTATATGAGTATGGAAAATTTAGGGCCTTATAGTAATTTTCATGAACTTAATCAGGATTGGCTTTTGAATGAGTTTAATAAAGTGTTAGAACAGTGGAAAGCTATGCAGAAAAACTTTGACAGCTTGCAGGATGCTTTTAACGATCTTAAAAGTTATGTGCAGGATTATTTTAAGAATCTGGATGTACAGGATGAAATTAATAAAAAATTAGACCAGATGAGCAAGGACGGTACGCTAAATATATTACTTCAAATGCACGCAAGAACTGTGTTGCCAAGTAACGATATATCAGGCAATACTGATACAAAAAATATCCAAAAAATGATTACCGAATTCGGATACGTAGAATTATTTAGCGGTATTTACTATATAAATAAACCTATTAAATTAAAAAGCGGAAACACAATTATTGGAAGTGGTAATGAAAACACAATTATCGAGTGTTCATCTGATTTTTGTACATTACTTGAAAATAGTAGTGCTGACAAATTAATATTAAAAAATTTCAGAGTAAATGATACAACAGGTGAACATATTGGATTAGACTTTATTGGAACAACCACAGAACCTTATACAGGAATGCGGTACTCTTTTATTGAAAATATACACCTATTTGGGTTTAATACTTGTGTGCGTATAAGAGGTGCCTGGTGTACTAAGTTCAATCATTGCAGGTTTGAAAGCAACAATATATGCATAAATCAAAGTGGCACATGCAATAATATTGAATATACAGAGTGCCAATTTTATGGTGAAGAAAACGTGTCAACTGGTATTAAAATTACAGGTGACGGCGGTTCTGAAAATTACGGAATCTATTTCAACAACTGCGACTTTGAAAAACACAAATACGGGTTTAATCTATATGCTTGTGTTGGTGTGTATATTAACAACTTATACGTTGAAAAAATAAATACAGTAATAAATGCAGATAATAGCATAAATCTTGTGCTTAATGGTGGGACATTAAATAGTGTAAATAGAGTTGCTAATGTTGCAAAATCGCAAAAAATCAGTTTATACAATGTAACAACATTTAGTATGTTAAATGCTTACGTTAAATATAATAAATCTGAAAAAAGTTGCTTAGTATATATTAGTAACAATGTGCCAGTTTATATTGAAAACATTACAGTTGCAAACCTAAAAGGTGGAAATGTATTTTTGAAAAACACAGATGCAGAAACAAATTATGATTACAATGGCGACTACTATATCGAAAATTTAAGTACATCAAATTTTAACGGTAGGTACTCAAATAGTAAAGGAACTCTTATAAAAAGTGATGGAATAAAAAGGCGTGATAGTGTTAAGTTAATAGGGTGCAATATTGAACTTATAAGTGGGGCAACTATTGATAATAACACTGAAGTACATATAGTAAACGAAAATGGTACAATACTATATCGTTTTTATGTAAACGCTGGAAGCTATGAATCAGGACACATATTCATCGGTGAAGTACTATGTAGTACGTATGATTTAATTAGCAGAGATATAAACATAAGTGCATCATTTTCAAGTCCTACTGGCAATACAGATATTAATTTCAAATGTAATTGTAAATTTGCAATTGGTGAAATGCAACCAAGGGCACAGGTACTAATAGTAACAAACCAAGTAGTAAAAACTGATGTTTAAATTATGACATAAGAACATAATGTTCCAAACATCACCCCTGTATGTGTTTCCCATACACGGACACAAGACC